GGTTTCTCCCCACCGACTTTTTCGGCTAGTTACAGGGCGTAACCCACCGAAACTTCAAGACTTCCCCACACGTTATAGACACGCGAGCGCGCAATGATGACCCTCTCCGACCCTCCGCTCTACGTCACAGCCCGTCAGGCCGCGAAGCTTGTAGAGCGCACGGTGCCGACGCTGCACCGTTGGCGGAAGCAGGGCCGGTTCGAGATCCATCACACCGACGAGCGCGGTGTCGCGATGTACCTGACCGCCGACATCATCGCCGCCGCTGAGAACAAGCCGCGCCCTGGCCCAAAGCCGCGCCAGTTTGACCCCGTCGTCGGCGATGACGGCGACCCCGAGCCGATCCCCGACATCAACGCCGAACGCGCCCTGCACGAGAAGGCTAAGCGCATCAAGGCCGAGCTCGACCTCGAGCAGCGCGCCGGCAGCCTGATCAGCGCCGCCGAGGCAACCCGCGCCTGGGAGAACGTCGCCGCCATCGTCCGCGACCGCGTCATGGGCATCATCCCCCGCGTGGCGCCTGTGGTCGCCGCGCTGGACGACACGCGCGACGTGAAGGCTACGCTAGACGAGGCACTGCGCGAGGCGTTGACGGTGCTGCGACAACCGGAGGTGAAGCGATGACAGAGAGCAAAGACAAGCGCGGCAAGGTCGTGGTGTTGGAGTTTCGGACTACCGAGGGCAAAACCGAATACGTCGACGGCGCTTGCGTCCCGATTCGCTGCGTCTCGATTCTCCGAGATGTGTCTGCGGAAGACGCGGCGAAGTTTGCGCGCGAACGCATCCGCCCGTTCTGCGACGAGAATTCGGAGCGCAAGCGGTGAGCCGCTTCCCTCTCGCCGATCCCGCCGAGCTCGAGGCCGCGTTCTGGGCTGTGCTCGCCCCGCCGCCGCCGCTCGACGTGTCGGAGTGGGCCGACGCGCACATCCGCCTGAGCAGCAAGACAAGCGCCGAGCCCGGACCCTACCGCAGCGCTCGGACGCCCTACGCGATTGAACCGATGCAGCGCCTCAGCGAGGGCGACCGCTGCGAGCGCGTCGTGCTTATGTGGGGTTCGCAGCTCGGCAAGTCGTCGGTCGGCAACAACTGGCTGGGCTACATCATGGCGCACGCTCCAGGTCCGTCGATGATGATGCAGCCGACGGTCGAGATGGCGGAGACGTACAGCAAGCAACGGATCGCGCCGATGATCTCGGACGCGCCGACTTTGCGCCGCCTTGTCGCTGACCCCAAGTCGCGAGACAGCGGCAACACGTTGACGCTAAAGGAGTTCCCAGGCGGGATGCTCAAGATCGTGGGCGCGAACGCTCCGAGCCCGCTCGCGTCGATGCCGATCCGGTACGTCTTCGCCGACGAGATCGACCGCTTCCCCGCGAGCGCCGGCAGCGAAGGCGACCCGCTTGAGCTTGCCGCCAAGCGCACGACCTCGTTTCCCAACCGCAAGCTGCTGATCACCAGCACACCGACCGTCAAGGGCGCCTCGCGCGTCGAGGCTGAGTACCTACGGACAGGCCAACGGGTCTACGAGGTCCCGTGCCCTCACTGCGGCACCTATCAGCATTTGCAGTGGGAGCACCTGCACTGGAACGACCGCGATCCGGCGAGCGTCTACTACGAGTGCGCCGGTTGCGACGATCCGATCTACGACCGGCACAAGGCTACGATGTTGCCGCGCGGGCGGTGGGTTGCGACGCAGCCGGACGCGGAAGACGGCCGAGTGTACGGCTACCACCTGTCGAGCCTCTACGCTCCGGCAGGCTGGACCCCGGCGAGCTGGCCGTCGCTCGTCGCCGAGTTCTTGCAGTGCGACGGCGATCCCAAGCTGTTGCAAGTGTTCGTCAACACGCGCCTCGCCGAGACGTGGGACGAGTTCCGCGACGACGACATCGACGAGACAGGGCTTGCCGAGCGCGCCGAGGATTACGCCGCCGAGGTCCCGGCAGGCGTTGCCGTGCTTACCGCTGGCGTCGATGTGCAGATCGACCGCGTCGAGGTCGAGATCGTCGGCTGGGGCCCGGGTGAGGAGTCGTGGTCGATCGACTACGCCGTGATTCCCGGCGACCCGTCCGGCCCGATGCTGTGGGATGACCTCCGGGTGTACCTTGAGCGGGTGTGGCAGCACGAGACAGCGGGACCGATGACGCTTGCCGCAGCCTGCATTGATGCGGGCTACATGAGCGACCACGTCCAGGCGTTTGCCCACGCTCACCGTCGCCGCCGCTGGTACGCCATCAAGGGCGTTGCCGGACCAAAGCGCCCGCTCTGGCCGAAGCGCGGACGCAAAGGCAACCGCAAGGGCGCCGCCCGCGTCTACAACGTCGGTGTGGACACCGGCAAGGACATGCTCTGGGCGAGGCTTCAGCGCGTCGAGGCTGGCGCAGGTGCGCTCCACTTCCCAGCGGGGCGCGACCTTGGCTGGTATCAGCAGCTCCTCGCCGAGCGCCCCGTTGTTCGTTACAGCAGAGGGCGTCCCGTCCGCGAGTGGCGCGCGGTCGGATCGGCACGGTCGGAGGCGCTCGACTGCCGCGTCTACGCATCGGCAGCGCTTCATAGCCTGCTGTCGGTGGGCCGGTCGCTTGAGTCTCTGCACGCCGCGTTGCCGGAGTTGTCGCCGGGGGAGCGCGCACGCCGCACACGCGAAGCGGCAGAGCCCGCGCCGCCGACGCCCCGCAAGCCGCAGCAGCAGAAACGCCCGCGCAGCCGGGGCAAGTTCCGTCCGAGGTTCTGAGACAATCTCAACCCATTGTTGCACCACCGCAACGATCGCGCGTAGGCTGTCGCGGCGGGAGGTATGCGCGATGGCAGTGACGAGCTCGGATGTGACGGCGCTGAAAGAGGCAATCGCCAGCGGCGTGCTGTCGGTGACGCAGGGCGGCAAGACGATCACCTATCGCAGCATGGCTGAGATGCGCGCCGCGCTCGACAAGGCGCAGCTTGAGGTCGACGGCAGCGCCTACCGCAAGAAGCGCGTCACGCTCGCCCGCTCAACTCGCCGGAGTCAGTGACCATGGCCGTTGGATTTCTCGCCGACTGGGTACACAAGCTCGCGCGCACGCCGCACGAGGCCGGCGCGACGACGCTGCCGATCCCCGAGGCATCGCCGCCGCCGTCGGGCCGTCGCGGCTATCACGTCGGTGCGCAGACCAGCCGCCTCAACTACGGGCAGCGCACGGTCGGTGTTGGCCCCAACGCGGTCACTTACTCCGATCTCTCAAGCCTCCGCGCTCGCAGCCGCAGCCTCAGCCGCAACAGCGGCTACGGGCGCAAGGCCGTCGACGTACTCGCAAACGCTCTCGTCGGCGACGGTGTGCGGCCGCAAGTCCACACCGGCAGCGAGGCGCTCGATCGGCGCGTCGAGGCGCTGTGGGCCGAGTGGGCAGCGGACGCGGACGCGGACGGGCGCTGCGATGTGTACGGGCTTCAGCGGCTCGCGGTCGAGGCGTGGCTAGAGTCGGGCGAGGTGCTTTTGCGTCGCCGTCCTCGCCGCATCGACGCCCCGCTGGCGGTCCCGCTGCAGGTCCAGGCGCTCGAGTCTGATTTTCTTGTCGCGGGCGACAGCTACGTCGGAACAGCGCGCGTCGGCGCGACCGACTACGTCAACCAGGGCGTGATCTTTGATCGTCGAGGCCAGCGCGTCGGCTACATCGTCTACAAGACGCATCCTGGCGACTACATCCCCAGCCTCGGCGGGATTACTGGGCAGAGCGAGGTTGTGCGCGTCAGCGCCGCCGACATTAGCCACGTCTACGACACGCGGCGGCCTGGACAGGTGCGCGGCCTGCCGTGGGCTGCGAGCGTGATCGAGGACCTCGTCGCGCTCGATGAGTACATGTACAACGAGGCGATCAGGCAGGAGACGCAGAGCAACTTCGCCGCGTTCGTCATCGGCGCCGATCAGGAAGACAACCAGGGCCTCGGCACCGTCAGCACGGACGCCGCGACGGGCGACTACTTCGACACCCTGCAGCCGGGGATGGTGCGGCACCTGTCGGCCGACCAGGACATCAAGTTTGCGCTGCCGAACGTGTCGCCGCAGCTCGACGCCTACTCCAAGACGATCCTGCGCAAGATCGCGACCGGCTACCGGCTACCCTATGAGCTGCTTACGGGTGACCTGTCAGGCGTCAACTTCTCGTCTATCCGCACAGGAATGCTGGAGTTCTACCGCATGATCGACAGCGTGCGTCCGCGCGTTGTGGAGCGCCACGTATGCCGCCCGATGTGGGGCTGGTTCATCCAGTCGGCGGTCGCGGCGGGCAAACTGCCGGCGCGCGAGGGCGGCTACCCAGTGACGTGGCACGCGCCGCGCCCGGTCCCGATTGACCGGAACAAAGAGATCAACGCCGACGTGGCCGAGGTCAACGCGGGCGTGCAGTCGCTCTCGGGTATCATCCGCAGTCGCGGCGCCGACCCGGCTACGGTGTTCGCCGAGCTCGAGGCCGACAAGGCGCGGCTTCAGGCGATGGGGATCAACACGTCTAGCGTCCTGGGCACTGAACCCGGCGCGGTCGAGACGGTCGAGGTCGAAGACGAGGCCGAGGCGCCCGATGCAGACGAGGCTTGACAACTGTCGCACCGTCGCAACAATCTGCGACACGGAGGCCCGAATGTCCCACGAGCGCAACAATCCCCCCGCCCTCGCCGCCGAGCACACCCGCTCGATCGACGATGACGCGCGCGTGCGGATGGCTCCGGGCACCTGGGACGAGGAGTCCCGCACCCTCGACATCGTGTGGAGCACCGGCGCCGACGTGCAGCGGTCTGACTGGCTTACCGGCGACCGCTACATCGAGCGCCTGAGCATGGACCCGGCGCACATCCGCCTCGACCGGCTCAACGCAGGCGCCCCGCTGCTCGACAGCCACCGCAGCCACGGCGCGGCAAACGTCGTCGGGTCCATCGTGCCGGGTAGCGTCCGCGTCGCCGACGGCGTCGGAACCGCGACCGTCCGTCTCACCGATGCCGAGGACGTTGCCAGCACCGTCCGCAAGATCATCGACGGCAGCCTGCGCAGCATCAGCGTCGGCTACCGCACCCACGGCGAGACCCGGGAGACCGTCGACGGTGTCGAGATTCGCACGGCGACCGATTGGGAGCCTCACGAGGTCAGCGCCGTCCCGGTGCCGGCTGACGCACGCGCGCAGACGCGCACCATGGAGCGGGAGCCCCCGCAGGAGACCGACAAGATGCAGGACTTGAAGCCCATCGAGACCGCGCCCACGGTGGACGCGGACGCCATCCGCGCCGAGGCGGTCGAGGCCGAGCGCAAGCGCGCTGCCGACATCCGCGAGGCTGCCGCTGCCCTGTCGCTCGGCGACAAGGCCGACGACTTCATCAGCCGGGGCGTCAGCGCCGACGAGGCCCGCGCCGCGCTGATCAACATGGTCGCGAAGGCCGACGAGGAGACCGACGTGAACAACACGATCCGCGTGGGCAAGAGCCACGACGAGCAGGCCCGCGCCGGCCTGACCAACGCTCTCGAGCATCGCGTCGGCGTTCGCAACGTCGACCTGACCGACGCTGGCCGGTCCTTCCGTGGCATGACCCTCGCCGAGATGGCGCGCGAGTCGCTGGTGCTGAACGGCGTCCCCGGCGCCGCCCGCATGTCGCTCCGCGACGCGGTGACGCTGGCGATGGCTCCGCAGGCCGCGCGCAAGCTCTCGACCGACTGGAACGGCAACGTCCGCGCCATCGGCGCCCACAGCACGTCGGACTTCCCCTACCTGCTCGCCAACGTGGCCAACAAGTTCCTGCTCGACGGTTACCAGACCGAGGCGCTCAACTTCGAGGCTTTCGTGCGTGACCGCGCGGTGCCGGACTTCAAGCAGGTCAGCGCCGTCAAGGTCGGCGAGATCACCAGCATGAGCGCCAAGCCTGAAGGCAGCGAGTACACCTACGCGACCGTCGGCGAGGAGCGCGAGGTTTACACCCTGGCCACCTACGGCAAGGGCGTGAAGCTGACCCGCGAGGCCGTCATCAACGACGACCTGGGTGGCTTCCAGCAGGTGATCAACCAGATGGGCCGCGCGTGGGCGTTCACGCAGCTCGACCTGTGCTGGGCCATCTTCACCGGCAACCCGGCGATGGGCGACGGCAACAACCTGTTTGACAGCAGCAACCACAGCAACGTGGGCACCAATGGCGCGCTCGCTCTCGGCACCCTCGCCGAGCTCAAGAAGCTGCTCCGGCTGCAGAAGGGCGTGCCCTCGACCAGCGGCGGCAGCGACGGCGCGCAGCTCAACCTCATGCCCGGCTACCTGTGCGTGCCCGCCGCCCTCGAGGAGACCGCGCTCGGCCTCATCGCTGGCGACTACGCGCCGACCACCGCCGCCACTGCGAAGAACAACTGGGTTCGCGGCCTCAGCCTCATTGTGGAGCCCCGGCTCGACGCGGCCGACGCCAACGCCTACTACCTCGGCGCGATGAACCGGCCGTTCATCGAGCGCGGCCTTCTCGGCGGCAACGCGAACCCCTACATCGACAACATGACCGACTGGGACACCGACTGCGTCAGCTACAAGGTGCGCGGCGACGTGGCCTTCAAGGCCATCGACTGGCGTCCCATCACCAAGAACGCCGGCCCGAGCTGAGCAGACTGAACCGGGCGGCGTCGGGCGCAACCTCGGCGCCGCCCTGACCACACTACGCCACTAGGAGGGCGGAACCATGGCCAAGAACGGCATCCAGACAGGCGACATCCTGACCCTCGACCCCGGCGCGACCGTGTCGAGCGGCGACATCATCCCGGTCGGCACTGCGCCCAACGTCATCATGGGCATCGCCCTGAGCGACGGCGTGAGCGGCACCGACATCGCGGTCGGCGTGCGCGGCGTCTACAACATCGCCAAGACGACCTCGCAGGCGTGGGCGGTCGGCCAGAGCGTCTACTTCGTGGCCAGCACGAGCAAGGGCAGCACCGCCGCCGACGGCAACGCGCTGCTCGGAACCTGTGTTGAGGCTGCGGGCTCGTCCGCGACCAGCGGCAAGATCCTGCTTGCCTACCCTGCATCGACCGGCGCTCCTCGCGTGCTGTTCAGCGGGCAGCTTGCCTTCGCCGCAGCCACGACCGGGACCGAGTCGGTCGGCGCGGCGTTCGACGGCAAGGTCGTGCGGGCGTTCCTGCAGACCAACGACGGCACCGCCGCGCTGGTCAAGGGTGCGATCGCGTCCGGCACGCTCACGCTCACGGCCTCGGCCTCGATGACGGGCAAGGCGTACTACGAGATCCTCGACGTGGACGTGGCCTAGCCTCCCGCGCGACGGCTGCAACGGGGCGCGCGTCGGGGCAACTCGGCGCGCGCCTTTGCGTAGGAGTTCATGCTCGACTGGAACACCATCGAAGACCGCATGATGAGCGCTGCCCGCGACCACCTCGGGCAGACGGCGACCTATACGCCGGCCGCAACGGGGATCGCCGAGTCGGTGCGGATGGTCTACCACCGCCGAAGCGTCCGTGCCGACGCTATCGGCGAGATCGGGCTGCGCATGCAGACGGTCGAGGTGTTCTGTCGTGCTGCGGATCTGTCGCAGGTGCCAGCGGTGAACGACAAGATCACGATCGGCGGCCAGTCGTGGCGCGTTGCTGGCGTCCCACAGGCTGACGGGCAGGCGGGGCTCGTCATCTCCCTCAAACTGGACCTGTCGGCCTGATGGCATACGGCTTTACCAGATCGCAACTGTTCGCTGCCGTCATGACGGCGCTTGACGGCAACACGTCGGCCAACTCGATCGTTCGGTACCGGACCAGCGAGTTCGAGCCGGGGGATTTGCCTGCGATCGTTCTTCTCCCTGAATCGTCGCAGTCCGTCGAGCGCGAACCGGACGAGCAAACGCCGAACTTCCCTGAGTTCTTCACAAAAACCTATACGTTCAGCCTCTCACTGTTCTACGCCGAGGCGGACGGTGGACAGACCGACGCCGCGGTTGATCAGTCGCTCGACGCCTTTGAGGAGGAGGTGCTGGCGATCATGCTTGAGCCGACTTGGCACGCCGCGCTTGACGGGTTCGAGACGATTGAGAGCGTGTCGCACACCTACGCCGACCCCGTTGACGGCGACCGCAAGACTGCGTTCGTGTCGCTCGTGTTCACCGTGCGCGCGGGGAGGCAGTACGATGCCGCTTAGTCGTGCCGACAAGTTCGCCCGTCGCGGCGTGCTGTGGTTCGAAACTGACGGCGTGCTCGCCCGCACGACCGACACGCGCAAGCTGTCGCCTGCGCAGATCATTCGCTCGCTCGAGATCGCAGGCATGGGCGGCATCGTCGCCGCCTACATCCGCCAGCGCTTTACGGAGCGCCGACAGACCGCACAAGGCGCGTTCGGCGGCTACCGCAGCGGCTACACGGTCTGGATCAACAAGGACTACGCCGATGTAATCGGCGCAACGCGCCGCCTGTGGCCGTCCCGCCGCGAGCTCGTCGCCCGATACCGCGTCGGTATGCTCAATGCACAGGGCGGCATGTGGAAAGGACTGCAGGCGCGCGCCTCGCAGGGCGGCAAGGCTGTTGTGATCGACTTCCGCGAGAGCAGCACGGGCCAGCACGGGCGCAAGGCCCGTCGGGCGCTGATCAAGTCTGGCCCCCGCGCTGGGCTCTACCGTAAGCAGCGCGCGTCTTCGCGAGTCTCAAACAAGCTCAAGGCCGCGACGGTGTTCAACACGTTGCAGCTCAACCCCGTGCAGCCCGCAATGCCTGAGAATCTGGCGATGGCAGACGCTATTAGCAACAAGATCGGCATCCCCCTCGCTGCAGCCATGGACGCCGAGAGCGTTCGCGTTCGCGCGGTAGGCGCGGGCGACGGGCTGCTATACACTCGACTCGCTCGCTACTGGAGGAAGTAACATGGCACGCCTAGTCGCAAAACGCCGCACCATCGGATTCGCGCGGCAGACCGCGTTGACGACCGAAAACACGACGGCCAACGAGTTCACGTACTTCCCGTGCGTATTCCCTGACCCGGACCATGCGCAGGAGCAGGAGGATTTTAGCGATCTGCAGTCCGGGCAGGCGGGCGCTTTCGAGCCCCCGGCGCCGGGTAGCAAGTCGGGCGGGAGCATCACCGTCCAGTTCCCGATGTCGGCGCTCAAGGCGTCCTACGACCCGACGAGTGAGGATCCCGGCGATTCGGGTGTCATCAGTCCCGCCGCCGTCTTGCTCGCGAACGCGATCGGCTCGGCGGGCAGCTCGGCGGTGAGCAGCGCGGCAGAGTTCGCGCAGGGCTACCACATGGCGCGCACGGGCTACGTCGCGGCGGACGCGGCGGCGGGTTCGACCACGACCGCTTTCAACGTGAACACCGACACCGCGTACACGACCGGCTCGGCCGTGCTGCTCGACTCGAGCGCGTCGGCCGGCTCGCCGTCGTTCGGCTGGATCACGGACATCACGACCGGCACCCCGGACGTGCTGACCGTCGCCGCTGCCGCTACCGTGGCGCCGAGCGCGGGCGACAACAGCTACGGCATCGCGACCGGCTACATGTCCGGCAACGACACCGTTCCGCTGACGTTCCGCGTGTCCGGCGATAACTCGGCTTTCCTCGATACCTACATCGGGTGTGTCGCCAAGAGCATCAAGCTCGACCTCGCCGCGAAGAAGACCGCGATGTGCGAGATCGTGTTCCAGTTCGCCGACCGCAAGCGCTACGGGTCCGGCGGCGGTATTCAGGACATCGCCTCGTTCCAGCGCGTGCGTCCGACCCTGGGCAACGCGGGCGGCCGCTTCCTGTACGACGGCTCGGTCACCTGCGGCTTCATGGAGATGGAGATCAGCATCGAGTATGAGATCGCCGACGTGGAGTGCCCGAGCGCGTCCGAGGGTGTCTCTGAGTTCGTGCGCTCGATCTCCTCGGTCGAGCTCGCCGCCAAGGTCCCGCTCGACTCCTCCGACAGCGTCGTCGCGAACATGGGGCCGTTCGAGCAGAAGTACAACACGCAGGCAAACGCTGAGCTTCAGCTTGATGTGGTCTCGATGCCGGGTTCGTCGTTTTCGGTGTTCCTGCCGGCCGCGCACGTCGCCGAGGCGCCGCAGCGCACCCAGGTCAACGGCATGATCGCGACCGAGGTGAAGTTCCGTCCGAGCCGCTACACCAGCGACACGGGCAGCACGGCGCCGGCCGACAGCGTGCTGCGCTTCTGCGTCTGCTAGGCGCAGGCCGACATCAACAACGCCAACGGACGCGGGAGGTTCAGAATGGCGATTTTCAAGCTAGCGGGCGACTCCGCCTCATTCGTGTGGGGCGCGGACCCCTCGACCGACGATAGCAAGCCCGAGGCCTGGGGAGGGTGGTACTACGCCGACGGTCAGCCCGATGGATGCACCGTCGTCACCGTGCAGGCCGTGAGCGAGGACCACGCCTCGGATGTTCACGCGACGACCGAGGCTGCGTGGAAGCACGGCGTGTCAAGCGTGGACGGGGACGCAGCCGACCCGGCCGCGTGGCCCCCGGTGTTCCGTCGCGCCGTCGCCAACCTGGTCCGCGCTGTGTCGTCGGGGCTCGTGTCGCTGGTCCCTCCGGGGGCGTGATTGCTCTCGACGGCGCCCCGGCTGCGGCCGGCGAGGTGCTGCTAGAGCTGTCGCGCCTGTTGTACGACCTTGACAACCAAGCCAACCTCGCGCCGTGCGACCATTGCGGGGGCGCGGGCGAGCTCGACGACGGCACGCAATGCACGGCCGACCCGGGCGAGTGGATCGTTGACCGGCAATGGTCGCACTGTCCCTATGGGATGCTTACGTCGCCGCAATGGCAAGCGTGGCAACGGCTCGACGCTGCGCGCAGGGTCTCACCGCTCTCCGCTTGGCCGGAGCGGTATGCTTGCGGTACGGTATCGGCGCTGACCGCGCTGCATCACGCCGAGATCGAGCGCGACAACCGGCTGCGGAAGCAGGCAGCCAAGCGGGCGAGGTAGCAGGATGGCAGTCGCCGCGTCAGTCAAAACGATCATCAAGCTTGAGGGCCAGGACAACGCCTCGCGGGCTGTCAACAAAGCCTCGAGCAGCGTTGGGCGCCTCAACCGCGCGGTCCAGTCGGCGCAGTCGTCGTTCGGCCGCATGGGCCAGGCGGTGCGCTCGGCGTTTTCCGGCGATGTCGCGGGCGCCGTCGGCAACGTCTCGGGGATGCTCGGCAGCGCCGGAGGCATGGCGGGCGCGGCGGCGGCGGCGGCGGCGGGCACGGCAGCCCTCGGCGCGGCGGTCGCGGTCGCCGCGTACAAGTTCACCGAGTGGAGCGTCGAGATCGAGCGGACACGCGCGGCGTTGGATTCGACGTTCGGGACTGGCAAGGGCGTTGAGACCGCGATCGGCTTTGCGCGAGCGATCGGCGGCGTCGGCGTCGATTCGGTCGCCAAACTCGCGACCACCCTCAAGGCAACTGGCCTCAGCGCACAGATCACAGCGGCGCAAATGCAGGAGCTTACCGCGCGCGCTACCACGATGGGCAAGAGTGGCGACGAGGCTTTGACGGCCTTCGCGCGCGCGATTCAGACGGGCAACACGCGAGCGCTGCAGCAGGTCGGCACGTTCATCAACGCGGGGCGAGTGCTCGACGAATACGCGAAGGCCGCTGGCAAGACCACGACCGAGCTGACGCAGTACGAAAAGCAGGTCGCGGTGCTCGCCGCCGTGCAAGAGAGTCTCGATCAGCAGATGGGCTCCACATCGACCACCTTTGCCCGCCAGGATGACGTGCTGGCGCGATTGTCGGTGGCTTGGACTGATTTCAAGTTCCAGCTCTCCGAGGTGCTGGCGGGTCCGGCAGCGGGCATTCTTGAGACGCTCGCGGAGGCGGCGGAGGCCATGGCGCGTTTTGGCCGTGTCGCGGCAAGCGTTGCCGTTGCGCTCGGCACCACCTTCACCGCTAACACCCGCGCGGCCGGCATCGCCCTCGGCGGCATGGCAGCGGCAGCAGCAACCCTCGCGTCGGGCGGCTCGCTCAAGACGGCGGTGGGGTTGCTTGAGCGCGCCAGCGACGACGCGGTCGCAAGCGGCATTGGCAAGAGCGCGGACGCATGGCGGAAGGTCTACGACGAGATCAGCAAGGGCAGTGCGAAGGTCCGCGCGGTGCAGTCGATCAGCACATCGGGGGGTCTCAAGAAATACCTCGCCGATGTTGATGCAGCGATCCGGCTAACCGACAAGATGATCGAAAGGGCGGATGCGGCAATCAAGAAATCCGCCGCCCGCAGAGGAGGCACAGGGAGGAAAACAAAGGCGGATCCTGCAATCGCTGCCGCAATCGACGCTGAAAGGGCTCATGCCGACGCGCTCGATGAGGTCGACAAAATCAACCGCGAGGCGGCCGCATCGACGCGGTCGCTTGAGGACGCGCGCTTGCGTATCGCCGCGCTCCAGGCGGGCGACGATCTGCGCGCCAAGATGCGCGTTGACCTCATGCGCGTTGAGTTGCAGCTCCAGCGGGACATTGCTCGCGTCCGCGCCTCTGCGGTGACCGAGCAGCAGAAGCAGGCGCAGATCGCAGCGTTGCGACAGGAAGCAACGCTCAAGGGGCGCCAGGTCATCGCCACGGCAGACAAGGTCGCAGCGGACATCAAGCGCCAGGCGCACGAGCAGGAGATGCGCCAAATCAAAGAGGCTGCCGATGCTCGCGCCGCAAACGCTTCCGCCGCAATCACTGAGGCTTTCGAGATTGCAAACGCGGGCGTCGACGCCGTCGAGCAGTTGATCGGCGCCAACCGAGTGCTAGCAGGCGTCCGCGCCGCAATCTTTGCCGCAGAAGCCGCTTTTTCGTTCGCTTCTGGCCACATCCCGGCTGGCATCGCCAAGACCGCCGCAGCGATCAACATGGCTCGCCAGGCGTTCGCCGCAGCGCCGACCGTGTCGAAACCGTCCGCGCCTTCGGGGTCGGCAGGCGGCGGAATCTCCGGCCCTGCACCGTCCAGCGGCGGTGGTGCTGCTCCCGTGTTCAACATCGTCTTGAATGGCGTGATGACGACCCGCGCCGAGGTCGGCGCAGCCATCGACAAGGCGACCAAAGCCGCAAAGATGGCGGGGATGGCGGGCGCATGATCGCGATCGGCACAATGGACGCATGGGAGTCGGTCACCATCCAGCTTGATGACGGTGGCGTTGTAGGCGTCGAGGAGTGGACGCCAGCGGCGGGCGTGCGCGACGGCTACGCTGCGATTCTCGACTTTGTTGCGTGGCTTGATAGCACCTACAGCGACACGGCTACTTGGACGTGGATCCGCAATGACTCCGCGCGCGCGGCTGTGTCGCTTGAGTTTGGCGGGACCTACAATTACATGTCGAGCGCTGCGGCACAGTCGGTGCTCGGCGTCGGTGCGTCCGGATCGGGCGTCCCCTCGCTCAATTGGGACGACATCTTAGGCACCCTCGTGCCAGACAACGCGGCAGCGTCCGCGCTGTCCGACAACTACTGGCGCAGCGTCCGCGACCCGGCACAGGGCGCGGGCTCCGGCGCCGTTCGCGCGGCGGTGCCAGGTCTCGCACCTCACCGTCCCCGTGTCGTTTGGCAGGGCGTCACGCTCGATGCTGAGGCGCTGCGGCTGGCCCTTGCGTCGGCGAGCAACCCGAGGCAGGCGAGCGTCTATACGGCCGACGACGGCTGGATCACGGGCGCCCTTGGCCCGGTGTCGCGGCAGGGCTCGCGCGGGCGCTACAGGTTCGCCGCTGAGGTGCTGGCATGAGCGGCCGGATTGAATGCTGCCTGTGGAGCAGCGGCACGGCCGGCGACATGGACGCGACCGCGACCCTCGCGATCACTGACGCGGGCGGCACCGACACGTTTACGCTTACCGAGCCGCTGCTGCTCACCGATGCGCTCTCGGACTGGCAAACGCAGATTGACTCAAGCGCAACGCTCGTCGACTCCTATACGATCGCTTGGAGCTCCAACGCGGTCATGGTTACGAACGACAACGCCAACACCTTTACGCTTGCGCTGTCGGGCAACCTCGCAACGGCGCTAGGGTTCTCTTCGACGCCGCAGACCGGGGCGGACAGCTACAGCAGCGATCAGACGCCGCTTGTTCGCTTCGACGACATCCGCGTGCAGGTGACGCCTCCAACCAGCGGCGGAGATGTCGCGCTCCGCGAATACGCGCACGGCCGCGCGCGATCTATCGCGTTCGGTGCGGTGGACGTGTTCGCCTGCCGCCTGTGGGTGCCGCACGCCGTCGCCGGGGCGCTGTTTGGCGGCTACTGTGCGTCGGGCAAGGTCCGGCTCTGGTGCGATAGCAGCAACGGCAGCGCCTACAGCTCAAGCAACCTGGGCGGCTACCTCGACGGCTACGTGCTCGCGCTTACTGACCAGCGCGACACGTCGGGCAAGGTTTGGGCCGTCGCCGACCTGTCGCTCGGCTATCCGAGGTCCGCATGACAGACGTATGGGCGCCGCTGCAGTACGGATGGGGCCACCTGTACTGGCTCACGATCGAGGGCGTGCCTGTCGCGTTCTCGCAGGCGTCGTCGGGCAAAACCGCGCCACCCGACTACCCGAGCGAAGACCCGACGCTCGTGCTCGCCGACTCTGCGCGCGTCGGCGCCGTGGTGGACAGGGATCAAGGCGTTGCGGCGGGCTTCCCGCTCACGTTCCGGCTTCTCGACTCAACCACCATCGCCGGCTACATGGTGCGTCCGTCGGCGTCGACCTACCTGACCGCGAGCTTGTCGAGCTCGGGGGTCACGGTCACCGTTGACAGCGCGGCCGACTTTGACGCGACCGGCTCGATCTACATCGGCAAAGAGCGGATCGCCTACAGCGCCAAGGGCGCGTCGTCGTTCACGGTCGCGGCCTTGGGGCGCGGGAAAGCCGGCTATGCCTACCCACACAGCCCGGACAGCGTGGGAGCCATCGTCACCAATACGCCGCGCTATTGGTCCGGCCGTTTCGTGACGCTCTACGCCTCGCCAATGGACCCGACTGGCTACGTCACCGGCTCCGCGCTGGACGACGACGCGGTCGTAGTCTGGCGCGGCTACATTGCCGCCGAGCCGCTGCGAGCGCCGGAGGGCGACGGGTTTGTGTTTGAGGCGCTGCCGCTCGACCGAATGCTCGCGCGGCCTCTGTCGGGCGTGCTCACCGGCACCGTGACCGATCTTGAGCCCCGCTTTCCGCTTGCTGACCGCGACTGCATGATTTCGGTCGAGGCGTTCAACGGCGCGGGCGCGCAATTGTTCAAGTACGCGATCAAGTTTGAGGTGCTGCCGAGCGCGACCGTCGGCGATCCAGTTAGCATCAGCGAATGGAACGCCTCCGCTGTGAGTGAGTTTGCAACGGCGATCACCACGTACAGCGCCGGCAGCGATCTCGCCGGCCTCGACATTGTGCAGGCCACGTCGCCGGTACTCGACGGCGCGGCGGTCGCGATCAATAAGGGCGACTGGGTGCCGATCTTGCGGTTCGCCGCTAACTCCAACATCCGCCAGATCAATCTCGGCGTGTCGTGGGGCGGTAGCGTAGCAAACAGCGCCAATGCGCTGAGTAACGGCCCGATCGCGGTATCCCACGGCTTCGCGGCGAATGAGGGGGCGCGGATCGGCGTGGCGTACTCGTGGAGCCCGTATCAGCTCACCGCCAACGGTGGAGGGTCCGCGCCGCTCAAGCCGCAGGCGGCGATCCGTTTTGATCAGGGCTACCCCGGCCCGCTTCCGAGTTCAGGCGCGGTCACCATCGGCGACACGGCGTGGATTTACGCCGGGACGGTGCAGACCGCCGACGCGGGGACCATCGTTCTGCAAAACCTCGCCGCGCAAGGGCACTCCCAGGCGTTGACGGATTTTGTCGGCGCGACCGCCGAGGTGCGACTGTCTACGACGGGCAACCTTGCCGACACCGTGCGCCGCATCCTCACCAGTTCGGGCGAGTCGGGCTTGCGCGATGCCACTTACGACATACTGCCGGGACAGATCGGTTATGGGCTGCCCTCGGCGCTAGTGGACCTCGACACGATCGGCGACGTGCTCGCCGAGGGCTGGCTTTCCGGCATCAACCTCGACGTGCTGCCGTCCGACGAGAGCCTCGCCGACATCTGCGGCCCGTTGATGGCGTTGAGCCAACGCGCGCTTACCGTGACCGACGACGCCGACGGGATCGCGAAGCTCTCCGCGATCCACACGTCCAGCGCGGCGGGCGGCTATGCGGCGACGGTGTCGGACAACTCGCTGATCACGCACCCGCAGTCGTCGGTGGAACTCGAGCGCGTGCAGGCGCCCAACGTCATCACCGTCGAGCTCAAGGTCGGCGAGCAGGAGCACGGTCGCGTCGTGCAGACCGACGCGGGGCGCGTTGCTTGGCAGGGCGCGCAGACGTTCGACGCGACGATCCCGTCGGCCGATCGGGAGGTGCTCGTGCCGCTCGTCGCCGCGTGGGGCATCTCGCGCATCGCGGGCGACCAGCACGCCGCGATGATGAGCGCCGACGTTGTGCCATGGACGGGGCTGCGGGTTGGGGACGCGGTCGATGTCAGCTTGACGCACCCGGGGCTCTGGGACTGGAGCGCGGGCGCCGTCGGCTACACGGGGCGCGGTCGCGTGCTCGGTCGCGAGGTAACGCTTTCGACGGGCGTGACGCGGCTGCACATCGTGATCGACGGACAATCAGTCTCGACGGCGCTTTGCCCTGCGGCTCCCGTTTCAGCGTTCACCGGCACGGCCGCCAACCCGACGACGATCGACATTCCCGCAGGCTTCTACACCGAGATCCAGCGCGCTTTGACGGCTGCGGGCACAGACATTCGGCTGCTGCACTACGAACCCGGCGAGGGCTCCGAGGGCGTCTCCGAGGCATACACGATCAGCGCGGCGCAGGTGACAGCGGGAGTCTGTCGGCTCACCGTTGCGAGCGTCATTGGCTCGCCGACGCTCTCGACCTCTACCAGCTATCTGACGTGGCCGGAAACGGCGAACGCAAGCGCGTATCAGGCGACCTTCGCGCACGACGGCGACGGCACGAGGTGGGCATAGATGGCAGTCACCTACCCGAGCGCCTACGCGATCACGCCCCTTGGCGCGCTTATTACGCCCGAGATGGACGCGGCGCCGCTGTCAACGGCGATGGCAAACAGTAACGCGGCATACAGCCTGCACACGCCGACGGCGGCGACGCACGTCTACACCGCTGATCCAGACCTGACGCGGCAAGCCCGTTTTCGCATCCCCCTCCAGCCAAGCGCCGACGACCTGTCCTACACGGTCCGGCACATCGTCCGCACCGGCACCGGCACGACATCGGTCACGATCACCATCGAGGAGCAAGCTAGCGGCGGCGGCTGGTCCACAATCTACGGGCCGACGGCGACGGCGGTGAGCGCCTCAAGCGTCGAGGACATCACGACCACAGCGACGATCGATCCGCTGACCGATGAGGTGCGGATCACCTACGACCGCAGTCCGGACCCGACCACCTACGACAGCGTAACGATCTACCCTGCCGCCAACTCTCCGAGCGCGCGCACTGACGCGGGATTCTGGCCCTACGATGACGGGCTCTTGACCGCGAGTGGAGCGCCCATCAACACCGAGCTCGTCAACCGACCCGTCCGCAACGTGCGCGCCGTGCTCGGCGACCGGGCGCAGTGCGTGCTTTCGTTCGCGCAGGAGGACGAGACGAGCAGCGGCGCCAACGTGCGTTGGGACCTTACCGACAGCAGCATTCCGGGCGGTGAGTGGCAGACGTTCGGGATCGTCACGGCGTCCACGCCCTTCTGGCCAGACGGTCGCGAGATCACTGTTGCCGCGCTGTGCAGTGTTGACGGCGGAACGACGAGCGAGCGTGTGCGCGTCCGTACCCTCGGCGGCGGCGGCGTGCTGCTCGACGGGGATGGGTCAGTCAACCGGGACACCCTCGCGTGCAAGGTTAGCGATCCCGGCACCCTCGCCGCGTCGGTGACGTTCATTGTCGAGGCGCGCGCGGAATCGGCGCGCAAGACTTGGCTTCACGCGGTCACGGGCTGGTTCTTGCCGTCACCCTCGTCCGATCTGCTGATCAACTCTGTCGCCCCGCCCGCAAGCATTGAGATCCTCGCCGCTTGCCTCCGCACCGTTGAGACCGAGGCGCTAGCCCCATGGGCACAGCCGGCGCTCATGTACGAGGGCAACACGACCGGCCTGACCTCGCGTCGGTGGGTTGCGCTCGTCCCGCCAGCCTGTCAGCGGATGCGCGCGGCGCTGTCCCGGGCATCGCAGGCCGACATTTTCACCGGGGGCACCGCGCAGACCGACAGCACGATCGAGACGACGACGACAAGCGGCGTCCCGGCCTCGCCCGCAACAAAGACGGTCACCGTGCCGGCGAACACCTACGGGACCGAAGGCTATCTCGACATCGACGGCAGCGAACTCCAGGCGGTCACGCGGTGGAGCTCGGGCAGTTTTGACGACACGTCGCCGAGCGCATCGGTTGATCGGCTGCTGCAGGTGTCCGAGGCGCTTGCCCCGTCGGCAGAGGTTGTGCAGGTCGGCTACACGGTCGGTTGCGGGCTGCACTATGTGCGCGTCCGGCCCGCTGCGGACTATGACGACATCTGAAACAATCAAGCGCGACTGTTCAACGCTTGGAACAACTAGCGGCGCGGTGCTAGGCTGCGGGCGCGGAGGTAGACGACATGGCCAGGACCATCACCAAGCGGATCGACGCAGGCGCCGCGCTTGACAGCGACGGCACAACCTCGATCTGGGATGAGCGCAGCACGGTCAGTGCCGCGCCATCGGCAGACCCGACGACCATTGGCAGCGGCTACATCCTGTGCGCAGGCGCGCAGTGGGTTGATTTGTGGGTTACCGTCGCCACGGCTGCCGTCGAGGTCACCGTGTACGCCTGGAACGCCGAGGCCGACACATGGTGCGTTGATACCGCGTTCGGTGTGTCTGGCGTCCTGTCGTGCCCGGTCGGCGCCAACCGCTACAGTCACGAGGCCATGGGTGCCGATTGGCTCTATGTCCGCGTCACCGACGTTAGCGGCGGCGGCGACATCACCATTGACGCGACCCTCTCGCAGCCGGGGCTTGCATGAGGACGCGGCGCAATAGCGGCGCCCCGGCACTGTTTGGGCGCTTCCATCGCGATGGCGGAGACGCTGAGATCGCGGCCGCGCGCCATGCTTGCCTATCGTTCGGCGGCGTCAACGAGTACGTCACGCTCGACCCGCTCGCGCCGTACCTGTTCGCGTCGCAGGCGTGGACGGTGAGCATGTGGCTGCGCCATCCCGGCCCGACGGCATCGGGTCGAAACCTCTGGAACGTCAACACAGCGGCTGGCGGCAACGTGACCACGAGCACGTTCATCGCGACCAACAACTACATGACGATTTACGCTGGAAGCTCGGCGGTGTCGGCGGGGCGCAGCAACACGACCAACCTGCTCGACGGCGAGTGGCATCACCTCATGATTGCGGTCGATCACGCGACCAACCGGCTGGATTGGTATGTGGACGGCGCGCTTGAGCAGGGCGCGGGCGCAACCGTGTTTCCGGCGCTCGCGGCTGATGACCTTGTTACTCTGGGCGCGGAGTGGGATCCAGGCCCTAGCGTCGGGAACTTCTGGGACGGTGACATCCTGGGGGTGGCGGTGTGGTTCGAGCAACTGACGTTGACGAGCCTTGCGCCTGCGATTCATGCGGCCGGACCCTCGCTGAACCTCCGCAAACTCAACCCGGCGCCGGATCGCTGGTACGTCCTGGGCGGCCTCGGGTTCGACGCGATGACGGCCGACCTGCAGGGCTCGGCCGACGCGGCAACGTTGCAGAACATTGTCCGCGCAGACGTGATCGGGAGCGACCTGTGACCGCCGCGCGTCGATGGTATCTGGTGATCTACACGTCGCAGCTCGACACGTTGCGCGAGACGCTACCGATCGCGCCGGGGACCCCTCGCCTCAGCCGGAGCGGGCAGCGGGCGATCGTGTCGCTCACCGAGTGGGTCGACGGCGCACTCTCGCACGAGCAGGCGACAGCGCGGATGCAGACCGATGCGTGGCGCCGAGATGACGAGCAGTGAGCACCGGCCGATGGACCTAGACTCAACGACATTAGCGGTGGCCTCCGGCGTCGGCGGCGTCACTCTCAGCGCGGCCGGATGGGCGGCGCGGGAAGCGTTCCGGCGGCTGAGCGCGGCGCGGGCGGCCGAGACTGAGGACATCATCGGCCGCATCGACGCGCTGGCCGCGCGCCTGGACCGAATGGCCGAGTCGCAGCAGCGCACAGAGATCGTGCTGACCGAGATCCGTGGCGAGCAGCGCCGGTACGACGAGCGGATCGGCACGCTCGAGGCGGGCGCCGGACACAACACAGCGGCGCACTCGACGCTGCACAAGCGCATCGACGCGCACGCCGACCGGCTGACGCGAGTCGAGACTCGCGTGGAGATGGCAAAGGGGGCAACATGAAGCTCACCGCAAACTTCACCCTCCGCGAGTTCCGCTGCGGCGACGGCTGCGGCGTTGAGCGCGAGCACATCCGCGACCTCCAAGAGACCGCAGAGATGTGCCAGCGCGCACGGGACGCCATCGGCTGGCCGCTCATCGTCCGCACAGGCATCCGCTGCGAGGCGTACAACACGCGCTGCGGCGGCGCCAAGCGGTCGCAGCACCTGCCGTCGCAGGGCGCGCGCGCAGCTGACCTTGTGCTCGCCGAGGGCGAGGGCAAGCCGACGATCGAGGAGTTCTGGCGCGCTCTGCACGCCAACCGCGAGGCGATCGGCTTCAACGGCGCCGGCTACTACAAGCGCCCCGAGAGCGACCCCCGCCCGTCGTTCATTCACATCGACCGGCGCCCAGGGCGCTACGCTGAGTGGGGCAAGAACCGGCCGGCGAAGGGTGTCGCATGACGAACACACAGCTAGCGCTAGAACTCGGCGGCCTGTTCCTCGGCGGCGCAGTGGTCGGCGGTGTCGTCGGCGGCGCCATGGTCGCGGGCTACAAGGCGGTCGACGCAGCGCGCCACCTCCCCCGCTGGGCTGACATGATCGGCATTGGCTGCGGCTACGGGCTCGCGGTCGTCGGCGCTGCCCTGCTCGGCGGCTACGTCGCGCCCGAGCTGTCAGAGGTCGGCGTGCGCGTGTGCGAGGTCGTCGGCGGGCTCGGAGGGCTTGCGGGGCCGTCTGTGTGGCCGGCGATTCAGCGGCGTGTGGTGTCGGTTGTGGCTGCGGCTCAGGTGCCACAGGACCCGCCGCAGTGACACGCGCGCTCGCCGGAGTCTGCGGCCTGCTCGTCGCGCTGCTCGCCATCACTGGATCGCTGTGGCGTCGGGACGTGCAGACCCTTGCAGACATGCGAGCAGACCTTGCGAGCGCTCGCCATAGCGTCGAGCAGGCGTCCAGGAAGCACACCCGCTGCCTTGGCCTGGTTGACGCAGAGCGCGCGGCTGTGGAGCGCTGCCAGCGTGACAGCGACGAGGCCGCGCGAGACGCCAGGGCAACCGAGCGCGCGGCCTGCGACGAGCTCGTCCGGGCTGCCGAGGCTCGCGGCGCGCTGGACGTGGAGCGGACGGACGTGCGGGCGGTTGTGGAGGCGCTGAGGCGGCGACGCAGGCGCTAGAACGTCGCGCACCACTCAAGCACGACCCAGGCCACCAGCACACATCCGAGCGCCTGAGTGCCGAGGTCGATCCAGTCGAAGTCACGCATTGTCGCCTCCCATCCGCCCCTTGGGCACCGTTAGCACAACCGACGGCTCACCGCAGTCGCCCTCCGTGTAACAGTGCAGCACGGTCGCGTCGGCGCCGGGCTCGACGTGGACGCTCACGACGCCCGCGAGCGCCAGCAGCTCGGCGAGGTCGGCCGCGTCGGGCAGTCGCTCGCCCGCTGCCCAGAACGTGACGAGGCGCCGCGACCGCCGCAGCATCTTCGCCACGTCCTGTTGCGTACCGGCTTGCTTGATCAGGTTTCGCATGTTGTCTCCATCCGCGCGATCTCCGCGCTCAGTTTCTCGGCCCGTGCGCGAGCCCGCGCCGCGCACCGCTGCCGACGCCCCTTGCTCGCGTTCGCCGGCAGGACCGCGCACGGGTAGCGGGCGATCTGCTGCTCAGCGGCAAGCTTGCGGCGCAGCTCGGCGAGACGGTTGGTGCGGCGGTTGCGGGCGATTGGGTGCATGGGGCCTCCACCGCCGCGAGCCGCCCCGAGCATGACCTCGGTGGCGGCTGGGCGGTGGAGGTGCGGACTAGGCGGCGCGGCGCAGGTAGGCGAGCGCGCGGCGGTGCAGGGTCTCGTCGCCGCGCCAGCGGGCGTCGTCGGCGATGTCGCTGATGTCGAGGCCGGCGCGGTCGAGCAGCGCCCACGGGATACGCGGCAGCGCCAGCGCATCGTTCACGGTGTCGCCGTCGATGTCGTCGGCGAGCAGGAACAGCGCCATCCGCACGCGCTCGTCGGCGTCGAGCGCGGCCAGCACCTCATCGCTCGGCAAAACGCAGGTCCGCTCCCAGCGCTGGGCGATCGGGTCCCAGAAGCTCACGGACTTGTCGGCGTGCAGGGTGATGGCGAGGTTCGGCTTGATGGTCGGGGTGTGCATGTTGGGCTCCAGGTTTGAGGGTGTCTCTACCGCCGCGAGCCCCGAGGACGAACCTTCGGGGCTGGGCGGGTTGGGGTGTGGGGCTACCAGTGCACCTGCGGATCGGCGCCCGCGAGCATGGTGATCGTACCGATGTCGGCGCCGCCTTCCTCGTGGATCGATGCGCTGTAGATGGTGGCGTCGTCATCCGGGCAGTAGTTCGCCCAGATGGCGCCGAGCGTGCAGTCATCAGGGATCGCGCTCAGAAAAATGTCACTGACGGCGTCGGTTGCGGCGGTGTTGTTGCGCTTGTTCTTGCTGCTCATTGTTGACTCCGTGTGCGCCTCGGCGCGTTTCGTAGTGTCTCTACCGCCGCGAGCCCCGAGGACGAACCTTCGGGGCTGGGCGGTTGGGGTGCGCTCAGTAGAGCTGGCGCGGAACGCAGCGAGGATAAACCTCCCAGCAATGGTCCCCCGCGAGGTCCTCCACCAGCACAGGCTTGCGCTGGGCCAGCGCGAAGCGGAACGCCTCGTGCCGGGTGTCGAAGTAGTAGTTGCGGTAAGTGGTAACGCGCCAGTCCATGTTGTGCTCCAGTGTTGCGGGGCTTCCGTCCCCTTGGTGAGTACATTTATGCCACTACCTGACCACCCTGTCTAGCACAATCGTGCACTTTATTGTCCCACTGGTGAAAATATCCCCGCGCCCTGTGGAACAATCGACGTGCTACCCTCGCCGCATGAGACACCGCGCCACTCTCGCCGCCCTGCTGATGCCCGCGCTGGCGGTCGCGCAACCGGCACCCTTGCCGCGCATGTGTACCGTCGAGCACGTCGCCGAGGCCGGAGAGCCCGCGCCCTGCACAGGCGTCCTGATGCCGCCTGGAGACGCGCTGGACGGCGCCGCGTGCCTCGATTCGGGCCTACCCCGGTGCAAGGCGCTGCGACGCCGAGACGCGGCCGTGTGCGCTGCTGACGTTGCGCAGCTCGCGCGTCAGGTCAGCGAAGCGGACGCGCGGGCGGAGCGGTGGCGCGAGCTCGCCCGGGTGCCGTGTCCGCCGTCGGTGACTCGTCGCGTCGAGGTGCCGCGCGGGCTGCCGTCGTGGGTGACGTGGGCGGCTGCGGGCGTTGCGCTCGTCGGCGGGGTTTGGGTGGGGTGGCAGGTGCGCGACGCCATCAGATAAGCATCCCCTGCCTCGGGCCCTCTCGCAGCATCGCCAGCGCGTAGAGGTACTGTTGAGGCGGGCAGCAGTTACCGAGCGCCTTGATGCGCTCTTTGCGGTGTGGCACCCGCTCGACCCTCGCGCGCGGCGGCTCAAGGTCGTGCTGCGGCGACGCGCCCCACATGTCCTCGATGGCGGGCAGCGGCCATGGGCGCGGCGTCAGCGGCTCGTCGAGCGAGGTCCAGCCCTCCGGCAAGCCTTGCAACGTCTCCTCCCAGCGCGGGCAGAGCACGGCGTCAGGTTCGTCGGTCACCGTGCGAGCGGGCAGACACGGCGAGTTACGCGCCTGTGCTGCGGGCTCGTGCCCTGTGTCCTTCCAATCGCGGGCGGCGGGTGTGGGCCACCCGGTGCCGACTGCGACTACGTCGTGCAGCGCAGGACCGCCGTGCCCATCGCGCCCAATCTGCGACGGCCCGCTCGTCCCGCATCGCGCCGTTGGGGTCGGCCAGCGCACGCCATTCGCCAGCGACGGCAGCGGCGGCGGGTGACAGACGCCTTGATGTCGCCCGCCCAACTCGCACAGCAGGACCGTGCGCCAGCGCAAATGCGGAGCCCCCGCGTGCTGCGCCGACACCCGCGCCCAGGTGACGCCATAGCCAGCATCAGCGAAAGCGCCCTCGACTGTCCCGCGCCAATCTGTGAGCAGGGCTAGCACGTTCTCGACGACGACCCATCGCGGCTGCAACTCGGCGCAGATCCGCACCATGTCGAAGAACAAGCCGGAGCGGTCGGCGTGCAGTCCCTTGCGTCGGCCGGCGCTCGACAGGTCCACGCACGGAGGCCCGCCACAGATGATGTCAACGGGCGCGAGGCTGTCGGCGCCGGCCTCTCGCACGTCCGTCACGCTGCGATCGGCGTCGGGCCAGTGACGCGCCAACACCTCGCGACAGTACGGCTCGCGCTCGACCTGCCAAACAGTGCGTGCGCTAAAGTGCTGCTCGCACGCTAGATCCATCGCGCCAATGCCGCTAAACAGTGAGCCGATACGCATGAGTCCTCCAAAGGTGTTGTTGTAGCAGCGCACGGCTGCGGTGATTAGCCGATGCTTTGGAACAGCGCGGCGAGGCGAGTAGGACAATCAGCCAGCAACCTCCCGCGCCCCGAGGTCGTAGGCGACTCCGAGCGCAAGCGCCTGCACGGCGTGCCCCTTCACACCGCTGAGCCAGCCCTCTCGCTCCCATGCCTCCGCGCCGTAGTACTCCCGCATCCTCGCCCGCACCCGCGCGTCCGTGCTGCGGCCGCGAGCTTTCAGGACGGCGGTGACGTGTCGGCGGTAGAGCCAGACGGTCTCGTGCCCTTCCTCTAGCGCGATGGTCCGGAAGCGCGCAGACCATTCGCACGTTCGCATCACGTTGCCGTCGGCGACGCCGCGAGCCGCAACGCGCTCAACGAGCACCAGGGCCGGGTCTGGCGCGCGTAGCCACATCTCGACCGTGAGGACGCCGGCCTTGCTCTCGGCGCACAGCACGCGCTCGCCCTGGGCGACGACGAGGCCGTGTGTCGTCGTGCCTGGGTCGATCATGATTCGTCGCACGGCGTCTCCTATCTCGTCCGCGACAGCAGCCGCAGAGCCTCGCGCCGATGCTGCGGCGGCAGTCCCTCTGCCAGCGCTTCGGCCCAGCACTGCGCGAAGCTCTCGCGCTCGGTGCGGCGGGGCGCGAGGCGCAGGCGGTAGCGCCGCCACCTGTCGGTCACAGGCTCGGGCCGTCGTGCGTCCATGCGACGGGGCTTGCGAGGCGGATCAGGCTCTCGGCGGGGCGTGCGCCCTCCGGTTGGCACTGTGTGTGCGCCGATGGTCGCGCGGGACCAGCGCGTGCCCTCTGCGATCTGCTCCAGCGTTGCGCCCGCGTCGCGCGCCCTCTGCCATGCTGCGCGCTCCTCGGCAGTCGAGGCGCGGTGGCCTCTCCCGCGCTTCAGCCCCGCGCGGCTGGCGATGTCGTGAACCGTCGAGACAGGGCGCCCGACCGTCGCTGCGATGACGACTAGCTTCTCGCCGTCTCGGTGCATCGCGAGAATGCGGCGGCGCTCGGCTGCGGTTACTGGGCGCGCCATCACGACCCCGCCAGCAGCGCATCCAATCGCGCCCGCAGACCGGCAGCCTCGCTTTCCGGCAACCAGCTCGCCACTTCTTCGAACAACTCGACCACACCGGCAGCGAACCTCTCGCCCCGCTCCTCTGCCTCTGCTTGCTCGGCGTCGCGCTCGGCCCGCTCCCGCTCGAGCAGGTCGCTCAGCTCGGCGATGCGGTCGCGGCGGCTGAACTGCCGGCCTTTTGTGTCGTCTGGCATCTCGCCCTCCTAGAACGGTAGGTCGCCGTTGATTGCCTGCTGGATCTGCGCTTCGGTGTAGAGGTCCGCTTGCGCCAGTGCCTCGGAGATCCGCGCCTCCGCGAGCGCGAACGTCTCCGGGTCCAACTCCGCGCCGACGCTGCGCCGCCCTTCCTGTGCTGCCGCGAGCAGGGTTGTTCCACCGCCCGCGCATGGGTCCGCGACCAGATCGCCGAGGCGGGTGTAGTCCTGCACGAGCTGGCGCATCAACTTCAGTGGCTTGCCCCCGATGTGCGCGCCTCGGTCCTGTGTTGCGATGTAGGCGCCGCGCAACGTGCCCCACTTAGAGAACTTGCGCCCGTTGCGGTCGGTGCCGCTGCGAGGCCGAGCGACGACGATCCAACACGTCCACGACGAGGGACCATCGCCCGCGAGCCGCACTCTGCCACCCGGCGCGACCCACGGCAGCGGCGCGAAGACATAGCGATCGTGCGCGGCGAGGGCGGCGGACCAGTGCGGGGCGAGAGCGTGATCGGTGATAGTCACGAACCAGCCACGGCAGCGCGGTGACCATGCGTCCACGAATTCGGACACGTCGGCGGCAGTCCAGCCGTCGTAGGATAGGGCGCGGCGACGGTTGACTCCGACCGAGTAGATCGCGCCTGTGCGCTTGTCCACACGCATCCGCTTTTCCTCGCCGGACAACCGCGTATCAGCCACGGCTTCTTCGTGCCCGCCATGCGTCCGCGAGCTGTAGGGCGCATCGACGATCACCGCGTCCACCTGGCCAACATCCGCCAACACCTCGCGCCAGTCGCCGCAGCGCAGATCGGGATACCAGGGTGTGCCTCTCATCGGTCCCTCGTCAGGTGCGACAGTGCAGGCTTGGGGTACGCCTGCGGTTTCAACAGAAGCCGCTTAAGCACTGCGCGTCGCACAGGGAAGAAGTATCGAAACTGTCGGAACGCTTGCGGCGTCACCTCGCCGGCCTCTACCGCGCGCTTGACCTTCAGCCACCTCTTGTGGTGTCTGCCAACAAGCCACGCCTCGGTCGAGCTCCACGCCATCCTGTGATATGCGCGCCCCTCAAACTCGACGAACTGGGTCAAGTGCTCGCCTAAATACAGCGCCGAACATGCCTGGTAGACCACCCCAAGCCGCCCGCCAGCACGCTCATCGGCAAAGGACTGCACCCACGTCAGATTGGGCTTGTGCCGCTTCAAGAACTTCATCGCGTACGACAGGGCGCGTGATTCGCTGTTGCGCGGCGCGCAGTCGTCCAGCCACATGCGGTTCAACTCAAGCCACTCATCGCGCGTGCAGTCGCGCACGATGCCATCCCCGCTTGCCGGATTCAGCGCTAGCCCGAATTGGAGCACGCCAACGCAGGAGCCGTCGATGTATACCCCGAGGTGTACGGACGAGCCATTGACCACCGACTTCGAGTAATGGCCCGCTTTGATCATCGCGTTGGCCTTGCCGCGCGGCATGAGCCGAACGCAGAAATCGTCGTCTCCAAAGCCAACAACGTCAGCTTGCCCGAACAACGATGCCTGCTCGATGATGTAGCCCTTGCTGCGCTGCTTGACGCCGCCTGCGGATTCAACCATGAACCTATCACCTTCCCTGCCCCGTCGGCTGTTCCCTTTCCGGCCAGCGGGGCATCTTTGTTTCAGTCGTCGTGCTTCTCTGTGCGCTGCATACCATGCGTCCGCGCGCTGTAGGGGCAGTCACACACGATGGCGTCAACCTCGCCAACATCCGCCAACACCTCGCGCCAGTCGCCGCAGCGCAGATCGGGATACCAGGGTGTGCCTCTCATCGGTCCCTCGTCAGGTGCGCCACCTCGGCGCGGGCGAGTAGCAATCGCATCACAGCGGCCTCGTCGTCGGTCAGCGACACGTGCACCTCGCGCGGCGGGTCCGTCGGCACCTCGCGCAGATAGATCGTCAGGTCGTAGCCCTCGCCGTTGGTCCACTCGGTAAGCGTGCCGTGGCCGCGCGTGCCGAACTCGATTTCCCAGCGTAGCGGCCTGCTCGTTGTGATGCTCATCGCTCGTCCCTCCGCTCGTACACCGCCTCGCGGTAGTCCTCCCACGCACCCTGCTCGTCGGGGCGCTGCACACCCGCTAGCCGCCCGCGCGACAGTCCGGCCTCGTAACCGGCGCGGTGCGCGTCGCGGATCGCCTGCTGGATGTCATCGCCGCGCTTGCGGATTTCCCGCTCGATCGTGTCGAGAATCCGTTGTGGCATCCTCATCTCCACCGTTGCCTTTGCCATGTCTTCACCTCCCTCTGTGCGAATGCGCCACCCGGCGCAGAGCCCGCGCGCGACGGGTTGCCCGGGTGACTGGACGGCGCCGGGGGTTGTTGGTCGCTTGACCCCTCGCCGTCGTTCTTGCGAGCACCGCCCGCGCGTAGTCCATCCCTCGCCGCGACCGGCCGCGCAGCCCCGCGTTGCCCGCGTTGTACCCAGCGAGCGCTCGCACCATCACCCGGCACCCGCGCCCTTCCCGCCGACACTGCCGACGAGCTCGCCCCTGCCACCGCCGCAGAATCCGGCAGCCCTCCCAGCGTCCGATCGCGGGGACGTGCAGCGCCCACGACGGCCAGCGCGACCACTGCGGCATGACCTGCCACAGACCGCGCGCGCCCGTCCGCGATACCGCGAGCGTGTGCCCCCGGCTCTCGACGTGCTCGATCGCAGCGGACAGCGACTGCGAGCACGGTTGCGGACTGCTGGTGAGCAGCAGGAGGGCGGCAAGCAGAGCGGTCACTGTGCGGCCTCGGTTGCGAGGGCCTTGTCTGCGGCGCGCATGGCGTCGGACGCAAGCCATGCAGCATCGAAGTCGTGCGACCCGTATCCAGCGTACAACGACTCTGCACTGTGCCCACCGTCCGACCATCCCTCGCCGTATGCGTCCTTGATCGCAGCCCGCGCCTCGTCGCGCTCGCGGGTCAGGCGGGCGATCTCGTCCACCACGCGCGTGACAACCTCGACCATTGGGATCGGGCAGTTCGCGTCATTGTATAGCCCCGCGCTAGCGCCGATCAGTCCGATCCCCCGCAAGCAAAGCTTCAGCTTTTGCTCTGCTTGCTCCGCGCGAGCGCGCCAGTAAACTACGCTCATCCTTCCATCCTTCCCACCAGCACGGCGAGCACGTCGACGGCGGCATCGTCGCTCCACCGCTCGCCTCGCTCCATGTACGCGATCATCGACCGCGACCAGCCCGAGACCGCCTCGAGGTCCCGCAGTGTCATCCGCAGCGCGCGACGCGCGACACGGATAGCGGCGCCGAGCTCGGTCAGGTCGTCGCCCTGCATGGCCTCGCGCAACTGTTGAGCCGCGCGGCGCCGATGCCAGGGCCGCCCCCGCCCGCTTAGTGCTGCGCCTCGCAACATCGCGCCCTCTCTCGTAAAAACCCGGCCGGCTAGGTTAGGAGCCGTGACCCCGACGAGTGGCCCCCTCGGGCCGGTGTGCGCTCTCGCGCGGTGTCGGAGTGCCGACCGGGCGACTGCACCGTGCAGCCATGGAGGCAGTGCCGGGAGTCGAACCCGACCGGGCGTCGTATCACCGCCCGCAACCCTGCTGCCGTGACCCGCGCCGCCTGTCTGCACTCAACGAATGCGGCGCGGGGTGCCGTCACTGCGACGGCGTGTCTGTCAGCCCGGAGCCTCAGCCCGGAGCCGCTCGTAGGCGGCGCGCGCCTGGTCCTCGGTGAGCTCGGCGAGATGCACCTCAGCATCTTCCGCGCGGCCGGTCGCCTGACGCAGCGCCCATCGGTAGGCGCTTTCGGCGGCCTCCTCGTTGCCGAACTCGCCAGCCTTCGCGCGCAGGCGCTTGCGATGATGGGCGAGCACATCACCCTCGAGCAGCGGTGACGGCTTCTGCGGCGCGGGCTGCTGGGGCTTTGCCTTCTGCGGCTGCTTCTGCGCGGGCTTGCCGGTCGGCTGCATCGTCATGCGGATCGCCTTGCGCCTCGGCGGCCGGAACTCGATCGCGATCGGCTTGTCGATCTCCGGGCTGCCGTAGACCCGGACGCAGAAGCGATCCTCGCCGGTGCGGCCGGGGAACGGCATCAGCTTGTCCGTTGCGTACAGGCTGATCCGCTTGCCGACCCACTGCCGGACATCGGCGCCGAGCATGGCAGCGATGCAGTGCGCGTTGATCTTCGGCAGCACGTGCTGCATCGGGCTTTCGCGGAACGTGATGATCGCCTTGAGTTCGGCGCCTTTGTCTCCGGCCAGCTCCTCGGTGAACACCTGCGCGATCGTGAGCGTGAAGTAGTCGCGTCCCTTGTGCATCAGGTGACCGGCCTTGAGAAAGCGGCCTGGGTACAGGTCCGCGAGGCTCGTCGGGTTGTTGTTGCTCATGCGTCCCCCAGCCCGACGAGCCCCAGGCTGTCGGCGTTGTTGTCGCTCTCGTAGGCATACGCGGGGAGCGACAGAGTGCCGACTCCCGGCATTGCGCCCTCCCAGGTGTTCGTCCGCAGCGCCGCGCGCAGTACGTCGAGCGCTGCGACCGCGTCGGCGTCACCGGCCGCGTTCATGTCGCCGTCACAGATCAGCGCCCCGACGTCGCCGCCGTCGCCCTTGTTCACGACAAGAAAGCCGCGATCGGCGGTCGTGTAGTCGTGCGCTGCGAAGCCGCGAGCGTAGAACCCGAGCTGCGCGTGATAGTTGCGCGACCAGCACTCGCGGCCGAACGTCCTCGCGTTGAACCCGCTGCGAGGGCTCCACGTCTTGAGGTCGGCGAGCAGCGAAGGCCCGAGCATGTCGGCGCGGGCCTTGCACACGATGGACCCTCCGGCGCCGTCGTCCTCGGTCCACACGGCGGTCACCTCGCGGTGCGTGCAGCGCGCAAGCAACTCGCGGGCGCCGTCGTGGGCATCGACCAGCCGCGCCCACGTCTGGATCTCTGCGGCCTCGCGCGGGCTGATCACGGACTCGGCCCACGTCGCGGTCTCCTCGCGCCATGCTCGCGCGGCCTTGCTGGAGCTCATCGCGCCGGACGCGGTGATGTGCTCGTCGGGCACGATAGCGACGGCAGCGGCGTAGACCTTGGGCTGCAGCACGCGCAGATGCACGGCGCGGCCGATGCGGAGGGCGGGACTGTCAGCACGCGACTCGTGCAGCCGGTGATTCAGCGCGCGCGCCGAGTTCAGCCCCGCTGACAGCGTCGACCAACGCATCGCGGGGAGGGCGTGATAGTCGCGGTCGCTCATGTCGTAGTGAATGCCCAGCGGCGGCGGGTCGGTCGGGTTGTGCCATGGAAAATCAGACATTGCCGGGCTCCTCTGCCAGTTCCGGCAGCATTCCGCGCAAGGTCCGGGCCTCGCGCTGCGTCATCTCCAGAGCGCGCAGGAACGCCAGCGCTCGCGAGACCTTGGCCGACCCGGTGCCAGTCTCGGCGTCGAACGCGGCGAGCGTCTCGCCGACCTCGCGCGCCTGGCCCGGGTCGAGGTGAACGACGAGCGTGCATCCCGGCGCCTTGCATCCGAGTGTGACGGTGCCGCTGGCGTGTCGGTTGATGTCGATTGTGCCGCCGTCGCGACGGATGACCCGGCGTGACTGGATCTCGGCCTTGGTCTCAAGTTCTTGTGCAAGTGTGCTCATGTTTCCTCCTGCGCTGTGTGTTTACACGCTCGGTAACACGGCGTCAACAACCTGTGTTTACGTTGTGTCTACTCCCCTCCCAGCGGCCACGGGTCCCCGCGCCGCTTGCGCGCCTTCATTGCCGCGCCGATCGACAGCAGATCGGACACGTCGCCGCGTTTCAGGTCGGCGGCGTTGTCTCGCACCACGGCGAGCGCCTTTCGGTGCGGCAGCGGGATCGCGGTGTCTCGCGCCATCCCCCCGCACATCCAGCCGACCGCACTGAGTTGCTTGTCGCTCGGCTTTTTGCCGCGCCAGTGCGTCGAGCTGATGCGCTCCTCGATCACGCCTTCCGCCAGTAGCGCCAGGTACAACCGACGGACGTAGCGGCGGACGGGCTTGAGGCGGCGAGCACGGGCCTTCGCCTGCTCAAGCGGCGCCCATGGAAACTCGGGCACGTCGGGATCGATGCCGAGGCAGGCTGCGACCTCGTCGGCGAGCGGGTCGGCGTCGGCCTTTGCGGGCTTCGTGTCGCCGGCCAAGATCGCCTCGTAGGTGAGGCCGAACGTGTCGAAGAGGTCGTGCGGGTCCAGCAGTTCGGCGCGCGTCTTGCCCTCGTGCGCGCGAAGCACTCGCCCGACCTCCTGCACGAACCGAACGCGGCTGCGGACGGGGCGGCGCATACACAACCAGCGCAGCCACGGAAGATCCACACCCTCCTGCAGCATCGAGACATGCACGACGCACGCGAGCTCGCCGACGCGCAGACGTTGAAGGCGCGCGGCTATCTCGTCGCGATCCAAGCCGCTATGCACGGCCACGGCGGACACGCCGCGAGCGGTCAACCAGGCCGCGTGCGCCTCGGCGTCGTCGATGTTGCGGGCGTTGACGAGGCCGGGACCTTTGGCGTGCTCACGGATCAGGCGCAGGCACACGGCGTCGAGATCCGACGTGCCGTTGCCGTCCCAGAGCTGGACGCGGAACGGCACTACGACACCGTCGCGCAGAGCATCGGCGGCGGTGTATTCGTAGGCGAGCGAATCCCACAGGCTCAGGCGCTCAGACTCGTCGGCGCGAAACGGGGTCGCGGTGACGCCGAGGGCGGCGTGCGGGGCGAGCGAGTCATAAACGGCAACGCACTGCTCGGCCTCGGTGCGGTGCGCCTCGTCGGCGATCCACAGCGGCGGCGGTAGGTGTGCGGTCGCCTCGACGTAGCGCGTCAGGCTCGGCAGGCAGACGACGGTTATGCGACAGTCGGTGTCGCTTGCGTGTGTGTAGTAGCAGCCGACCGACACGGCGCCGCATCGACGCGAGATGGTCGCAGACAGTTGCTCGACGAGCGCGACGGTGGGGACGGTGACCACGATGCGGCCGCGTGTGCGTTTGCAGATCTCGGCGATGAGGACCGACTTGCCGCTGCCCATGATCGCGCTGATCACGCTGCGGCCACCGTCGGCGATGTGCTGCAGCGCGATCGGGAGGGCTGCGGCCTGCCATGCGCGGGGGGGGAACGGTCCCCAGGTTGGCGGCTGCGGCTGCGGTCGGTCGGCGAATAGGTCGAGCTGCATTAGTGCGCCTTCCCAATCTCGCCTTCGTCCCAAGCCTCCAGCCCGAGGTGCGTCTCGGTGTCGGTCACTATGGTCCAGGTAACGACAGCGAATCGCACGGGGACGCCTGCGGAGTTGTAAACAGCGAACACGTCATCCACATCGATCGCGTGTCCCTCGGCGACATACCCGACTGTCCCCCCGGCGTTAAGGACCTGAAGATGCTCGTCGGTCATGCAGATTTCGGTGATCATGGTGTCTCCTAGAAGCGATCGAGAACGGACAGCCGCTTTGCGACGCGCTCGGCGTTGCGGCTCGGTGCAGGACGTGTCTGCGCGTAGGCGTCGAGGTGGCGCGCGTAGAGGCTCATCACATCGCGCAGGCTCCGATCGGCGCAGTGCGCGTGCAGGCATTTGAAACCGGCGAGGGTCGCGCCGTCGCCGTCCCACACCATCGTTGCGGTCGTTGCTGTCTCTGAGCTGTGCTCGGCCGCCCATGGGCACACGATCGCGAGGCCGGCGCCGCGCTGCTGGTCAAGCGCCATGCCCAGATCTCGGAACAGGTCGGTGAGGCGCAAGGTCGTCGGATCGATCTCTCGCCGTTCGCCTCGGTCGCCGGTCCAGCGCTGCGCCGTCGCAAGCGCGGTGGGACTCGGTGCGCGCCGCGTCTGCGGCTCGGGAAGCGGTGCAAGGTCGCGCAACACGTCGTCGGACCCGTACACTCCCCAGATCGCGACATGGTGCAGGCGAACGCAGATCGGCTCGGCCTTGAGATGCAGCGTTCCCGGCACCCGAAGCACCCGCGACAGATCTTTGCACGCGGCGTCGCCGTCATAGTGCAGGGCTAGGCGCTGCTGGGCGGCGGCAAACGCGTCTAGCGGCATCTCGTCGGCAACAGCCCAATAGGCGTGCCACTTGCCCGGGCTGGACTCCACGACGCACGACGGCTCCAGGTGCCACCTGGGCTCGGGCTGCGGCGTGTCCACGTCAACGAACAGGCACCGAACGGCGGTAATGTCGGCGGCTCGCCTGCCGCCGTCGGTGGCGTTGACCGTCATGAACACACCGCCGCCGTTGTGCTGCACCCGACGTAGCCAGGGCATCGCGTCGGCTAGCGTGGCGTGGCGGTGTTCAGGCCGGACGCGAGCGCTTGGGGCGTCCGCAAACACCTGCCACGTTTGCGGGGCGTCTGCGTCAAGGGCGAGGGCTCCGAGGTACTGGCGGATCGTTGGGGCGTGCATTAGTTCATCCAATGCGGGCCGATGCGCTCTGGCAGATCAAGCCGTTTGCGCCAGTCGGGGTGCATGTGCAGGCCACGGATCACCCGGTCGCCGCCGGAAAGTTTGGCGGGCTCGAACTTGCCGCGCTTCACCAGTTCCATCGTGAGTTTGCGCTTGCTCCATGGGTGCGAGTAGCCCAAGAACTCGGACATATAGACGGACACGGCAGCATGCAGCGCGCCGGTCTTGACCATCGCGTCGGGCGCGCCTTCCCGTTCCTTGTCGGTGCAGATCTCGAGGAACTCGTGAAGCACGTCTTGGTCGTGGCGATAAGCCTCTGTCGCGGCGGACACCGTCTTCGACTGCGGCAGGCCACTGCGCAGATAGTCCACGGCGGCGTCAATCGCCCATGCCAGGATCCCGGGCATCTCCGCGCGCAGTTTGGCGGCGAGGTGTGGGTCGCGCTTCGGCGAGGTCTCGGGAAAGTGCGCGTTAAACGGAACGAGGCGAACACGCCGCCAGATGCCCTCGTCGGTGCCAGCGATCGTGGGTTTCGCGTTGCAGTCGGCCCAGACGGTCCAGGTGACCGCAAACGTCTGCGGGTCCTGATTCATGCCGCGAGCGGTCATGCTGCGAGCGCCGGTCATGCGCTTGATCTTGCTCTCGTCGAGCTTGTTGCCCTTGACCTCGTCGCAGTACACGAGGCGAGCAGCGCGAAGCTGCATCAGCTCGGTAGGGTGCGCGTCCTGCGTGCGTGCGCTGAGGAGGTTCGGCATCGCCAACGTCCCGTAGTCGCCCAGCATCTCAACCAGCGTCTCAATCAACTGGCTCTTGCCGTTCGCGCCGATGCCGTTGCAGATCATGATGACGTGGTCGCGCTTCTGTCCGCACAGCGTCATCCCAATCGCGCGCCGCAGAAACTCGGCGAGGTCATGGTCGCCGCATGTGATC